AACAGCACAAACGGAATAGAGCCACCACGTGCATTCGTTAGTGTAAAGCAAAGTAAACACGGAGTACTCAAACAAGTAGTTCCAGGTTATCCACGCTTAAAGAACAAATATGACCTACTGTGGACGCAACGTAGCCCAGAAGGCTATTTAAAGATTATGGCTGTATTACAAAAGTATATTGATCAAGGTATCAGCGTTAATACAAGCTATAACCCAGAATTTTATGAAGATGAAAAAATACCAATGTCTACAATGCTACAGCATCTAGTTATGTTTTATAAGTATGGCGGAAAGCAGTTATACTACTTTAATACATATGATGGCCAAGGCGAGATAGACGTAACAAGTGAAAATTTAGAAGACTTACCGCAAGGCATCATCGATGATGACGATTGCGATAGTTGTGTAATTTAAAAGAGAAGATGAGAGATAATGTCAATACTAAATGTAAAAAATGAAAAATACCACACAGAAGCGAATGCGTTTCTAGATGGAGATCTTGGGTTTCAGCGATATGATACTGTTAAGTATAAACAGTTTGATAAACTAACTGAAAAACAATTAGGTTTCTTTTGGCGCCCAGAAGAAGTAGATGTTAGTAAGGATTCAAAAGATTTTAAAGATCTTACTGATCACGAACAACATATCTTTACGGCTAACCTTAAAAGACAGATCCTATTAGATAGCGTACAAGGACGAGCACCAGTAGAAGCATTTGCTCCTATTGTTAGTTTACCAGAACTTGAAAACTGGATTATCACGTGGACGTTTAGTGAAACAATTCACTCACGTAGTTACACACATATTATTCGTAATATCTATTCAAACCCAACTAAAGTGTTTGACGAATTAGCAGACAGTAAAGAGATTGTTGAATGTGCAGACGACATTAGTAAGTACTACAATGATCTTATTGATTATGCAAAATGGTACCATCTACTAGGCGTAGGTACACATACAGTAAATGGCAAGAAGATTGTTATTGACATGTACGAGCTGAAGAAGAAAGTTTGGCTATGTGTTAATAGTGTTAATGTTCTTGAAGGTATTAGATTCTATGTTAGTTTTGCTTGCTCGTGGGCATTTGCAGAACTTAAGAAAATGGAAGGTAATGCTAAAATTATTAAGTTCATTGCACGTGATGAAAATGTACACTTAGCAAGTACACAGTATTTGTTGTCAAAAGTGTTAACTAAAGAAGATCCAGATTTTGAAAAAATAAGAAAAGAATGCGAGCCAGAAGTTATTCAAATGTTTGTGGACGCAGTAGAGCAAGAAAAAGAATGGGCAGATTACCTGTTCAAAGACGGATCAATGATTGGCTTAAATGCACAGCTACTACATTCATATATTGAATGGATTTGTTGTAAGCGTATGGTTGCATTGGGTATGAAATGTCCGTATACAACTTCACAGTCTAATCCACTTCCGTGGACAGCAAAATGGATTAGTGGAGCAGAAGTACAAGTAGCACCACAAGAAACAGAGATTAGTTCTTATATAGTCGGCGGTGTGAAAAAAGACGTATCCGACGATACGTTCTCAGGAATGAGTTTATAACAAAGCGATAGCACAATGATTACAATTTACGGAAAAACAGCGTGTCCATATTGCGTACAAGCAAAGGCACTTTGCGAAAAACGTGGATATGAATACGAGTATAAACAGCTAGGCACAGATTTTGAAAGGGAACTAATGACAGAAAAGTTTCCAACAGCAAGAACGTTCCCACAAATAGTTATTGGCGAACTCAATATAGGTGGCTACGATCAACTACTACAATATATCGAAGATACCGGATACAACGGTACTGGATACACAATAGGAAACTAATATGTTAATAGACGTACAATACAAGAAGAATGATATAGTAAGTTTAAAACTTACTTCAGGTGAAGAAATGGTCGCAAGACTAGAAGCGGAAACAGAAACAGAAATTACAATAGTAAAGCCTTACATGCTAATAGCAAATCCAGACGGACAAGTAGGCCTTGCACCATTTATGTTTACTGTAACTCCAGATGCGAAGTTTAAACTAAAGATAAATAATGTTATATGCATAGTTAAAACAGCAAAAGATGCTGCAGATATGTATATTAAACAAAGTACAGGAATAGCAATTGCCACAGGTTCATAGAAACGGAGACGCTAGATTATGTGGTGCAACTACAAATGCACAAGCACATATGAATGTCTACATAAACACTCAACCAATTAGTGTTGATGGAGATCCAAATAGCCATGGCGGTGGAAGCCTTGGTGCTAGATGTAAAAACTTTTATGTAGGTGGAAAGCTAGTAGTACTAAATGGTAACCCAGCAGGCGCAGACGTGTTCTGTCCAATTCCACCACATTGTGGTCCAGACGCTAGTTCTGGAAGTCCAGACGTATACATAGGATTATAATATGAGCAATGATTTCGTTGAAGGTATAAAGGATGCTAGTGATTATATAAACGGCACATCTGTAGATATTCCTACAGGTAAAGTTACAGTCAACGCAAATGATGGTAGTATAACAGCTCAAACACAAGCATACAGCTTGAAAGAAATCATATGTAGCCTTTTAGCAGGAAACGGCATTAAATTGCCTAACTTACAAATATGTTTAAAAATTAACTTAGGTAGATTAATACCTGAGATTCCAGCAGGCTTAGAAGACTTAAAAGCTAAACTAGAAGAAGCAGAAGCCGCATTAGACGAATTTATTGCACATACAAATATTGACAATGCACTAGGTAGACTTAATGCCGCAGTAGCAGAATTTGCCGCTATTGCAAACATGATTAACTTCTGTGGAACACCGGTAGTACCACGTGCTATACCAAACGTCTTACGAGATGCAATGGGTAGTTTTACAGGTGCAGGAAAAGGTATACTTGACACACTTGGCACAATGGCAAGTAGCGACATTGGTGGGTGTATAGGCGGAGATGGTAAATTTAATCCAGACCTATTTACTGGTGGATTGTTAGGAAAGCTAGGAGCTCAAATTGGAGCGTTATCTAGTTTACCAGATGCAATTAAGCAAGATATTATGAATGACCTAAATGGGTTTACTTCAGATATGAAAAATTTAATAGAATTTGAAAATAACTTTGCAGGAGCTTCGTCAAATGGCGGTAGCTTATTTTCACCAACAAATAGAGTAAATGCAAACGTTGGCGTAGCAGTTGATATGGATAATATGACACTAGCAAAAAGTCAGCAGTATGCAAGTAACTTACAATCATTATATAATGGATTAAAAGCATACGAAGTAGATGCAAATGGTAATAACATTTTTGATTATTTACTAGAACCAGAGATGATTGCAAAATTAAACAATGATGGAAGCACGACTGTTCCATTATCAGAAAGAGATCCTATATACGATCATTGTAATAGGGTTATTGGGTATACAGAGCGTAGTACACAAACAGTACAAGAAACTAGTGTAGGAAGTCCTGTATCAGCAAACACCCAACCAGGCTTAGTAGGATTAGCAGAAAGTGGAACAATAGTAACTAGTACACCAGCTACTACATCAGTACTTGATGGAACATCATCTGTCAGTAGTACTAGTCGTATGGGAACAGGTGCAAAAGGCACAACAGGTGCTACAGGTGCTCAAGGCCCAGCAGGTGCTGCAATTGCTGAAAATCAACCTACAAGTAATAGACCAGCAAACCCAGCATTAGGACAAATTATCTTTAATACAACTACAAATATGTTTGAAGGTTGGAATGGTACAATATGGGTAACAATAGTATCAGCAGTATCATTAGAAATAACACCGTAATAGCGTTAATAACGCTATTTTACACAAATCCACAAAAAACAAGACATTTCGGTTGACAAATGTAACTCTTACTAGTATAGTAGTAGTTAATAAGAACTTAACTTAGAAAAAGTGAATATTATGGAAAAAAGTAATGAGAGCAACTAAATATGACGATGGCATAAAGAGGATTAAAGCTAAAATTGAAGTCCCAATGAGTGAGGACGATGTTAGTAACTTTATTCTTAGTGCCCTTACAAGTAACGTAGTTGATTTATCAGCAGTGCAACGCCTTAACAAGCGTGAACTGTTACAGCTAGCAAAAGAAGAAGTTCGCATAAATGGAACTGAAGCTATTGTATCAGAATCTGTAGATAATGACACGAAAGTTATAGTAAGGAACTATGTCAAGCAAATGTTTCCGGAATTGCAATAATGAAAGATGATGTACTTGATTATCTGTTTGATATAACAGAGAATATGGATATACATGCCCATGCAAGTGAGTCTTTTTATGATCCTTTATCAGATATGGAACCCAAAATTGGTGTAGACGTATTAATAAAGGTGGCTGCAATTAACGAGAACATTCAGCACTAAATAACACGTAAGCGAATTATGCCGATGTAGCTCAGCTGGTAGAGCAATTGATTTGTAATCAATAGGTCCCGAGTTCGACTCTTGGTATCGGCACCATTACATACTATGCCCCGATGGTGGAATTGGTAGACACGCTAGTCTTAGGAACTAGTGCGAAAGCGTGAGAGTTCGAGTCTCTCTTGGGGCACCAAAATACTAGAACTAATTAATAGGCTAATAGGAATGCCGGCTGAGAAAAGCAATAGACAACGGACATAAATACACATAGTAATAAGTTAGGAAAGGATTACTGTAATGGAAGATACAATAAAGCAAGCACTTGAACTTCATGCCAGAGGCCAAATTGCGAAACATAAAGCCAACGTACTAATTTACTTAAAGAATCCTGTAGGCATTGGAGAACATCCAGGTGTCATAGACGCAGTTGAAGAAGAGATTCAAGCAATTGCAAAATATCACGATCAACTTGAAGTACTAAGTACGTACTTCTAAATTATCGGGGCTGTAGCTCACCTGGGAGAGCGCCTGCTTTGCAAGCAGGAGGTAGTCGGTTCGAGTCCGTCCAGCTCCACCAATTTTAATAGTGGAAATAAATGAAAACTGTAATATATCAAAACAATCTAGGAAGTGCATCAGGAATTCACTGGTGGCTTGCTAATGAAACTAATGTAGGACCGCAGCTGTATTCATTTACTGATGCGTATTTGCGTCCGGCAGGAGATCACGTTGGTGGCATTGTAATTGAAGATAGTAGTGCAGAATTACACAGTACACATAAAGAATCACTGTTAATATTAGATACAACTACTGCAACCGGCGAGTTAGATGTATTAGCTCCTTTTACAAACGTAGCTGATACTAACCACACTGAAAAACATGATATGTTTTTATGGAGTAACTTTGGTGGTAACTTACTTGATACAACACAGGTTATTAAAGCAGATAAAACTATTTTAGTAGATAACACTCCTGAAGAACAACTATTCTTTTATATTAGTCAATACGCATTTTCGTGGATTGATTCAATAGAAGACTTAGATGAACAAACAACAGAGTGGGTAAACGATCACCCAGAATCGTCAATTTTTAACGACATTTGGTTAAATAAGCATAAGGAAGTCTTCCATAAGGCATTTACTGATGGAACACTCAAGTACATGTGGCAATTAAACTTTGCACATCATGACTTGGCAAACAATTTAAAGAGTGGCGGAACTGATACACAGATCCCTGATGCAGATGATCATGGAAGACTGTTTGAAGTTAAACGCAACGATATAGCAGAGCAGTCAATGACAGATACTTTATTTGAATATTCAAATAGAGAAATAGATCATATAGTAGTAGGTGATGATTGGTTTAAGGATAAAGGAGACAGTATTTTAAGTTACCTTGATATGTTAAACACATTTAGACTTAAGAAATTCTATTTAGATTATCACAAAATGTACATGCGAAAAAAAGTATTGTACGAAGATAAATTTTCAAAACATTTATAGGAGTATAGGCTATGGCTTATTCAGACAAGGTGATGGACCATTATGAGAACCCACGAAACGTAGGTAAATTTAATGCTGAAGAAAGTAACATTGGTACAGGTATGGTAGGAGCTCCAGCGTGTGGAGACGTAATGCGTTTACAAATCAAAGTAGATGAAAATGGTATTATTGAAGATGCTAAATTCAAAACTTATGGTTGCGGTAGTGCTATTGCTAGTAGTAGTTTATTAACTACAATGGTAAAAGGTATGACGTTAGATAAAGCAGGCTCAATAAAGAACATGGATATTGCACATGAACTTGCATTACCTCCAGTTAAGATACATTGCAGTGTACTAGCCGAAGATGCAATTAAATCTGCTATTGCAGATTATCAAGGCAAGAACCCAGTACCTGAGGGTGCTAGCTACTACGAAATTAAGTAGATAACTAATATAGTGGAGGGTTGGCAGAGTGGTCGATCGCGTTGGTCTTGAAAACCAATGAACTGCAAGGTTCCGAGAGTTCGAATCTCTCACCCTCCGCCAGTAACATTAAGGAAGTTAAATGAATACAGTAGATAAAATAACAACAACTAGTTGGATATGACCATAAAAAGAATTTTTACATACGGTTGTAGTTTTGGAAGATGGCGCTGGCCTTGTTGGCCTGATATGATTCAGAAAAACTTTGGTGACGAATACAAATATATAAAAAACTCTAATGCTGGCTTAGGCAATCAAGGTATATTCTGCATGATGCTTGAAGATGATTTGCATTTTAAATTTACAGAAGACGATATTATATTAGTAGGTTGGTCTGCATGGGCAAGGGAAGATAGACTCCAAGAAAACGGTTTCTGGGAATGTTATGGTAACCTACTAACTTCTCTTAATCCTTCTGATAAGTATGGTGAAGAATATATAAAAAAATACTGGTCAATGTCAAACGACATAATGAGAAACACTTCGGCAATTATAGCCGCAAGTAAGATGTTTAATATTACACATCAACATCATATTTTTGATTATGATAATTTAGAAGATAATAACGCACAGAGTAAAACATATAAACTTATGAACAAATTAAATTGGAAAACTGAACCTGCTTCCAGTAGATATAACTTTAACCAGCATTGGGCAAACTTACCTGAAAAAGAATTATTCAATGACAATAAAGGATATGAGCATAATTCACGGTTTGGTGGTCGTGTAATAGATAATCATCCTGATATTATTGCACAACTTGAACACACAACCGCAGTACTTGAAAAAATAGGTCTAACAATGAAACAAGAGACCATAGATTTTTATACACAAGAATACCAACGAGTAATTGACTACATTGATAATAGTGACCCAATTAAAAGAGAATTATTACAAGACGGCAATTGGAATTGTTTTTCCGAAACATTTAAAATTGTGTTTCCAGAAATAGACGCACATTCGACTGGCCCATTTTCCCAGAAGATTATAAGATAAATAACTGCATAACGAGAGTAGAAAAAATGAATATAGTAGATAAAATAAAAGAACAAATTAATGGCAATGCTATTGTACTTTATATGAAAGGCAATCCTACGTTTCCAGCTTGTGGATTTTCAGCACAAACAGTACAAAACTTACAAAATTGTAATGAGAAGTTTGCATATATTGATATATTACAAGATGATGAAATAAGGCAAGGCATAAAAGACTTTAGTGATTGGCCTACAATACCTCAAGTATATGTAAACGGTGAATTTATAGGCGGCTGTGATATTGTAAATGACATGGCACAATCGGGCGAACTAGCCGAACTGATAAGTACTACTATAACTAGAAAGTAAATATGATAGGAATATACCAACACGTTAATGCACACGCACCAGCAATTCACTGGTGGCTTGCTAGCGACCCACGCTTTGGACCCCAAATATACGAAGGCAGAAACCCAAATCCAGATAACTTAGCAATTGGTAATATAGTTTCAGAATTACGTGCCGATTCTGCTATTGATACACAACTATATAATTCCCATCAAGAATCACTTAGAATGATGGAAAACAAAAGAGAAAATAATGGTAGTGTAGATTGTCTTACAGATTATTTTAAATTTAATAACAAATTTGAATACCCAGTATGGAGTAATTACTTTGGTTGTTGTGATAACCCACAATTTGCTCCACAATGCGAAAAACTTATTGTTGCAAAAGCTACAACAAAACAAAGTGCAATGTTTTACATAAGTCAATATGCATTTAATAGAATGCCTGCAGATAGAATCGATGTCCATACTAAGATTTGGTGGGAAGATCATATGCTAATGGCTGGAAAAGAAATTGGAAAATGGAAAGAAGTTTGGTATAGAGACTATCATCAGCAATGTATTCAAGATGCAACAGATGGTAAGCTACAGTACATGTGGCAATTAAATTTTGCTCATTGGGATTTATACCATGCACAACTTGACGGCAACAATAGTTTTAAATTAGACTATTCGTTTCATAGACTGTTTGAACGAAAGCATGAAACTACAGATGAAATAGCACAAGACTTATCATTGTCGTACATAAAGAATTATAATAGAGATCATTTAGTAATTGATGTTGAATGGTTTAAGAAAACAGACAAAATACTTGATTATTTAGGCGTAAGCAATAGTCAAATATTAAAAGATACAGCAAAATTGTATCACACTAGGTACTATGCAGTTAAGCATGCGTACAAAAAACTTTATAATAAATACTACAAAGGAGAATAATTATGAAAAAGATATTAGTAACAATGTTTGCCGCACTCACACTTCTACTTACAGCAGGACAAGCTACTGCAAAAGAAGTGAACATGGTGATTTATGATTTTGAAGTTACACGAGTTATAGATGGAGACACAGTAGCATTTAAAGCAGACTTTTTACCAGAGCCACTTAAACAAGAACTAAGTATTCGTGTTTACGGCGTAGATACTCCTGAGAAAAGTTGGAGAGCTGAATGTACAGAAGAAGCTGGTTGGGGAGAGCTTGCAAGTAAATTTACTAAAAGCAAACTTAACGGTGCAACTAAAATACAAGTAGCAATCTATAAGTGGGACAAATATGGCGGGCGTGTATTAGGTGATATTATTATTGATGGCAAAAGTTTACGACACATGCTAATTGATAATGGATTTGCCAGAGAATACTACGGCGACAAAAAAGAATCTTGGTGTAAGTAAAACGGTTGACAAGTTAACCTACTTATACTAAAATAGCAACATGCACCCTTCGTCTATCGGTTAGGACACACGGTTTTCATCCGTGCAAGAGGAGTTCGATTCTCCTAGGGTGTACCAAATTGAGGAATTAATGCAAAATATTGAATGTCACGTATGTACGCATACACAAGGATTTTATGGAAACACATTTCTATGGTTTTTTAACCTACATGAAGGATTTGCAGAAGCTCCGCTAAGACCTCGGCACACAGTAAAAGAACTACAGCCGGGTGGTGATTACGAAACTAAAGCTGATGAGTACGAAACAGCTAGACCAGAGATTGGTTTCTTTCACTTTAGACCTGATGATTATCATAGGTGGTTTTTAAGTGACATGGATTGGAACACACACGTATCAAATGTGTTAAAAGAACAAGCAGATACAAAGTGGCGATCAAAGACAGCAATTAGTAAGTTATTAGTAAAGCCGCAAGTACATGCACCAAAGCAAATACTTGCCAAGACTAAAGAACTGTTTCTAAATGCACCAATAAGTACAGTATATAACCTAACTACTGATAAGGACAATATTAAATTCTTTGAACACATAACAGATAGGTTAATAGTTCTTAACACATCAATAGAACCGTATGAAGAAGTGTTAAACAACACAATAAGACAAAAAGAACTAAACGATACAGCGTTAGAAACAATTAGAGAAACACACTCGGTACTTGATGTGGATGTTGATAAATTGTTTTTTAAATATGACGAAGAGGAATACCAGAAAGTATTAACAGTGTTAGGAACAGTGCCTATTGCTAACTGGAAGAAAAAACTAGACTATGCAAAGGAGATTATAGGTGAAAAGTAAAGATGTAGAATGCCATTTATTAATGCACACAGCATGTATGAGTGGAAATTTCTTTTTATATTTTATGGGACAGCATGAAGGATTTTTAAGTGGTAAAAAATGGAATAGAAATACACGTATAGATAAATTTTGGGGTGAGAAATCACCAGAGCCATTACACTTATCAATTGAACGACACAATCTATGGCAAGGTGCATTAGGCGAAGCTGAAAATAGCCCACACCAAAACACTTCAGTTGTAGCATGGGACGAACACGTTAGATGGTCGTATCTTATGGCAAGTAAATTAAAAGATAATGAAACAGTTCGCACGTTCACTAAGCTATCCGTTAAACCAAACTTGTTGCATAATGTTAAGCATGCAATGAAAGAACATGTAGTTGAGCAACTAATTGAAACAGTAACTCCTGAATGTTTATACTTACTTTGTGTTTCTAAACCAGACCACTATGATAAGTTCTTAGCAAGAGCAGAAAAATTAAGACCGTATGATGATCCAGGGTTAAATGACAGATACTTGTTTGATAACTTATTAGGACAACGTGAACATATACCAGATTTAGAAAAGCTAGTTCCTAAAGTAGTGGAAATAGACGTAGGCAAAATACTATTTGATTTAGATGAAGATGAATACAACAATTGGTGTGTGCATTTAAAGTCTCCAGCACTCGAAGGTTGGAAGGACTTGGTCAAAGAATATACAGACACATTTTTTACAGAGAACAAATAACAATGGCAATAATTAAAGAAACAGTACTAGAAGTAACACATTACACTGATACCTTATTTCATTTTGTAACCACACGAGCGCCTCACGTTAGATTCCGTGATGGTGAGTTTTTAATGATTGGACTAGATAATTGGTCTGAGAAGTTACAAAAAAGTAAACCAATAATGAGAGCTTACAGTGTAGCAAGCCCTAACCATCAAGACACACTAGAGTTCTACAGTATTAAAGTACAAGACGGACCGTTAACAAGCAGGCTACAGCACATTAAACCAGGCGACGAGTTTCTAGTAAATGACAAACCAGTTGGCACCTTAGTACATGCTAACTTAAACCCTGGCCGTAACTTATATCTATTAGCTACAGGAACAGGCATTGCTCCGTTTATGAGTATTATACGTGGAATTGATACATACGAATATTATGATAATGTTATTTTAGTATGGGGCACTAGGATTGCAAAGGAACTTGCATTTAGAGAGCTACTTGAAGGACTAAATGACGATGAAATATTTAGTGAAGTAACTGAAGGCAAATTAAAATGTTACTTTACATGTACACGTGAAACATATGAAAACGAAGGCCGTGTTACAACAGCAATGTATGAAAACAAAGTACAAGACAAATTAGGACTACCAGAACTTTCACCATTACACGATAGAGTAATGATTTGCGGATCTATGGAAATGAATATTGAACTTAAAGAATATTTAGAAGAGATGGGATTCACAGAAGGCACAAATAAGACGCCGGGAGAGTTTGTAATAGAAAGAGCATTCGTAGGATGAGAACAGCAGAACAAAAAAAGTTAATTACAGATAGATATACAACAGCAGAATTACACAAGGACGTAGTGAATCAAGGATTTATTGATTACTTACTTAATCAGTATCATAATTCAAAACAAATTGTAAAATATAAAGAAGCAGGATCTAAGGGTCCTGTTGTTATGAACTATAGCCCAGATAGACAAGAGTATGAAGCATGGTTTACTCCTGTACAAAACTTTGTAGATCATTTAATTGGTGAAGACAATATGGTATGGGGCAGTAACATATTTAAAGTTGAAAAACCTCACATAGTACATAATGATGATTACCACGAAAAGATATACGATATCTTTAAGACAGTAGTTATTCCATTAGAAATATCCAAGCCAACTAGCTTTATTGTATTTGATCAATATTACTTAGATGGTCCTATTAAGTGCTTTAGGGGATATCCAAAAGTTCCAGAAAGCTTCTATAATAAAAGTTTAACAGACTACAGTAACATAGAAGGTTTTACGGACATTCCATTCAATAAAGAAATATACAACGAGTATCTTACACACATACCTTATGAAGCATTACATGGTCTTACAGTTGAAGCAATTGTACGTTGGCAACCTGGTGATGCAATAACATTTGATATGGGTAAGCTACATAGTGCAGTTAATTTTAATGCACAAGGTATAGACTACAAGATCGGATACAGTATTTTTACTGGTAAATAGTGTTGTAGACAAAGCATAGTTTGGCCCAACGGATTTCACCGTTTCAGGACACAGCTATAGGACTTATGATTCGTCTGCTTATTTGAAATTAGAGAGGTAAAATATGACTCTAATAGGACATAACAGTAAGGGTGATGCTGATAAGAAATTAATTATTGATATCACGGACATATACGATCAACGAGATAGAAAGCGGAAAGAGCTTAGATTTTATACTACAGAGTTAGATAATTTAATGGCTAAGCTAGGAAGAATTCAACAAGAAGTTGGCGTAACAGAAACTATTATTAGATTAATAGAAAACGAACAAATCCTGGATTTGCAAGAAGCAATAAGGGAAAAAAGAAAATACAAGGATTAAAATGAACACATTATACTTAGTTTGCAGTCATAGTTGCATGAGCCAAATGGAGATTCCATATTTGCTCAACAACAGTCCTATGTTACACGGTACAAGCCAAGCTGGTGAGCATTGGGCATCATATGAACTAGATGGTCAAGAGATTGATCACGAACCAGGCATGCTAGGCAAAATTCGTGTACATGATGATTATTGGAATATTTCAGAAAGCGATAGACAGTGGTACAATTATGAGGTCCGGAATGCCATGTCTATTACTACTGAACAGTTAGACGGACTTTTACACTTAATAGAAGATAAGAGCATAGCAGTATTATTACATGCTCAAAATTACGAAGACATATGGAAATGGAGCAGAGGTAAAACTGCACTATTAATCAGGACTGAAATGGATGAATGGGACGGTAACATTGTTAACTGGGCATCCAGAGAGTACAACACGCTAATGGAAGACGATCGCAATGCAAACTATAGTGCAGATGATCATAGTTGGCCAGGTACCGATGTCATTGTAGATAAGTTTATAAGTAAGAAAGCATATAACAATGAAATTGATGAATGTGAAAACGATCGCATTATAAAGCAAAGCCAATGGCTAACTTTAGATGGGTTGCAAACATTATGGGATACTGTAGAAATTGAGTCTCCAGACAAAGACTGGATAGCACGATACTACGAAGACTATAATAATCACCAAGACATTAATTTAGAATTAGCTAAGGAAATAACAGATGCCTACAATAAAAGACAGTAACAACGTAGTACTATTCAGTGATCCATTAAAGATATATCTTTTTAAAGATGATAAAACAGTTAAGGTATCATTTAAAGTGACTGATTATATAGTCACAAATAGAGAGTTTAAACAAGAAGACTTTGAATACATTTTAGAAAATTGGAAAATTGGAGAAGGTGTACAGGGTTTAGAAATGAAGCATGATGGAAAAGTTTGGTGGTATCACAGTGCGTTTGGACCACGCCCAGAATGTATTGATGCTAACATGGTATGCATTAACTTTAGTAGATTTAGCTTTAGAATCTCAGAACAAGAAATGCAACGAATCTCAGATAATTACTATCATCAAAAATCCAATGTAATGCATTGGGACTAACATGGATAAATTTAATAAAGATAATAAAAAAATAGCAGTAGGCTGGTTATTGGCAGATAATGTTAATACACTTGTTACTGGTTTTTCTCAGAATTTATTAGAATACTATTATGTAGTTGTAGACAAATACAATGCACAACAGTACATACACAATGACATAGAAGTAATGGTAGAACAATCAAAGCTAGATGGCTTTGAACAAATACTCATTATAAAGCAAGGCATTGTGTTTACTAATATTGACGAGTACTTTAATTCTGTAAATTCAACTGCACCTATGATTATAGCAGGTGGTGATACTATATTAGATTTTAATAAAGCAACACCAGATATGTTCTCACACCTAATATTAAGAATTCTTAATACACAAGTTACATTCGTAGCAAACACAGACAACCCAAATATTGCAGAACACTACATGCCAGATTTAGGCGATATACAATTCACTAAATTAGTAACAAGTGCAGGTGGATTAAATCCCATACTGTATCCTTGGTCATTGGGCATGGAAGCAAGTTGTACAGTAGAAGTTAGAGATGTAAGCAATATTGCTTTAATAAATGCTAAACGTTGGGTAACTGAATGGGATGGAATAGACTCTAAAACCTTCTCATTAATGCTGAAGAATGCTTCAACTATTGATGGTGATACTATCCAAACACGTGGATATAAAATGGCTGATCAAATGCAAGCACAAGTGGATAATCAACTAGGTTTTAAGGATTGGCATGCAGATGCATTTAAGCATATTGGGTATTCATATCATATACATGATTTCTTTAATCCTACTGACAATGCAAGGCTGTTAGACTCCATACAAAGCAACGTAGGTAACGTTTACGTTCATTTAAGCAACATTTATCACTATCAAGCTACTGCATTCTACTTTGGGCTAAACGCCCGTGTAAGCATGCGTAATGAGCTTCTAAACAGCATAAAAAGCCGGAACCTTGGTAGCAAAGTAATGATAACTTTAATGGATCCACAGATGAATCAACCACCAAAAGCTATGTGGGTAGATGACATTGAAATACAAGAAGTACTACCTAAATTTAAAGTGTTTCCTTGGCAGTTATAGCATAGTAGACATATAAGCGTAGCACATACGACTTTCGTTATGTAGCTTATGTTGGTAGAAATGATTGAATGGTTTTGTCTTATGAAAACGCTTTGAATCCCAGGATATAAGTTTTCCAGGTTCCCCAAAATACAGTATCTTTTCTAATGATGTTCCATATCCTTCTTCTTGATTGAATACACGTGTGTGGTCTTCTACATGTTCCATAATACGTGCATAATCTTCATCACTCATTGGAGCATCTGTAAAGTTACGTATATGCTCGCCAAATCTTGTTGGCTCGTCACCTTTACCAAAACAAATTATTCTCTTTTTAGGCGCAGGCCCTACACTCCATGTACCTTCAATTTCAGCACCATAATTTAAGTATACGCTATATGGATACCATTGATTAAAAGTAACTGTACCAGCAGTTGGTCCAGCATCAATGTTAATCAATCCTTGGTGACCAGCACATGGAGTTGCTTTATTTGGTTTATATTGTTTAGGATTTAAGTCTTCCCATTTCTCAGGTCTATTTTGACTTTTTAAAGGAGTATCCACTCCGTCAGTATGAATTTCAAAAGGCTTGTTAAAATTAAATATTGATGTTGTCCAAATCCAACCTGGATCTCTTCCTAACTTAGTTAAGTTAGTGTGTACAGCATCACGCATTTCTTTTATTATGTTAAAGTCATTTTGATACTTCTTTTTAAACTGTCTGTATACTTCGTTGTCTGCAGATCTAAACAATCCACTTTTGGCACGGTTTACTGCATTAAGATAATCAAAGCAAATAAAACTTGCAGTCTCTTCTCCAGCTACATCAAAACTTGCCCAAATATCATTAATTTTTAAACGAGCAGGATCCATGTGTGCAATCTCTTCAGCAAACTTTGGTGTTATATAATTGTAAAAATCCTTAAGACCTGTTATTAGTGCAGGATCTACAAAATTATCATGTTCTACTGATTCGTATAATTCATCTTTGTAAAAATAATCACTCATTCCACCCATCCATCAGCAGTAATGCTAGCATCATCAATTCCTGACTCTCCTAACCTAATTCCTTTTTCCCATGTTCTGTTATCAGACACATGATTTGCAAATGCTCTTTTTTGTTCATCATCTTCAAATCCCATCATACAAATAACTTGTTCGCCAACAATTTGATATTGTACTGTTGGTGTATTTGTCCAATTTGTATTGTCAAATGATGCTTGTTTGCTTGATATTCTTTGTCCTTCTGAACCAGCTTTAAATCCAGCTAAATCAGCAAAAGGTCCTATAAAAACCTTAGTATGATATATATTCATATGATTAATCTCCTTACGATTAGTAATATTTATCTAAGAAAAATTAAATTAATTTAAAAACCCTTGTTTTATATGGGTTTTTTTAGCTAACTAAAGGTTGACAAGTAAGACATCTTGCCGTATAATTAGTATATAAGTTAAACAAACAACGGAGTTGAATTACATGGCATATATTACATCAGAAGACGTAAAAGCAGTAAGAAACGCATTAAAAGCTGAATTTGGTAACAAGTTCAAATTTGGTGTTACTAAGCAACATCATTCAAGCGTAAACATTGTTGTTAAAGCAGGCCCTGCACCACTTGATACTTATGAGATGAAGAATCAAAGAGGTGATATGATGGCTAGCAATGGTAACTTTCAAGTAAATCATTATCATACACATATGTATGGTGAATTCCAAGGTTTCTTTGATAGGCTTTCAGAAATTGCACATACTGCACCAGGTTTAGCAGGTGGCAGAAAATGGTATGATGATAGTGATGCAATGACAGATTATTTCAGTACTGCATACTACGTTAACATCGAAGTTGGAAAATACGACAAGCCTTACATTAACACAAGTAAATAAAGGAGATAAAAATGGGAATGAGTAATTATATTTTAGATAACGAAGACAAATTTTGGAACCTAGCAGACGAAACTATTATCGACTGTGAAGTGTTTGAACAATTTGTTAGTGCAATGAAGCCACAGCAAGATTTACTTCAAGGTTCACCTAGTATGCCAGAAAATGAAGTAGACTTTGAAAACATGCTAAGTGAAGCATGGTCACAAAAGCAACGTAAATTCGCCTAATATGATAGAACATAAAAAAGACAACCCACACAAGGAAATAGGTAAACAAAAGTTTAGAGTTAAAACCTATTACACTGCATGGGTTGAATATGACGTAATTGCTGATAACAAAGACGAAGCTATGGATAAAGTAATAGAGCATGGTGGAATTGAAAAAATTAATTGGCAAGACGGTTGTTTGGGAGATGCAGAAGTTTATGCATGTGATCACAATTTTGTAGAACATGATGATACTGTTAAAGTAGCAGAATGTGTTCCATACGAAGATAGCGATATTGACACAGGCGAAGATGTGCTAGACTATGATGATCCAGACTGGACTACTGATGAATTTAGATGGAAAATAGAGGTTGACAAGTAAGACGTCTTACTGTATACTGTAAGTATATTAATTAAAAAGGAATATGAATATGTTTAAATTTTTATGGAAATTAATTAAATGGTCATTTGTTATAATTGTAGTTTTAATTGTTATTGCTTTTTTAATTCCAACTGATCCCGAAGCTGAAGCAAAACGTACACAAGCCCGTATTGAAAATTGCCAGACATTGATTTGGGGCGTTGGTAGTTGTGACGAAGATGGATATGAAACACAAGAATCTAAGGATCAGACAGCACTTATTGAGAGTGAGAAAAAAGCAAAAGCAGATGCAATAGCGACAAAAGCAAAAGCAAAAGCAGATGCTATAATAGCGGCACAAAAAGCAGAATCATCTCGTATAGACAACAAATTAACAGATGGTAGACTTATGTGTAAAAATTCCGTAAGAAAACTAGCCAAGTACCCAACTAAAGTAGACTACGATGGCTGGACATCAGGAGACATGGTTGAAAACTTTAATAAAGGTAGCCAGTATCCAGACCGTTTTTGGATTAACTTTGAAGGTGAATGGATGAATGGCTTTGGAAATATGGTACCGTTTACTGCTCATTGCAAACTTGATATGAATTCAACTGCTGGTAAAATAGTTGATATGTGGATTAAATAAAGGTTGACAAGCAAGACATCTTGCTGTATAATACATAGTATAAGTTAATTAAATAACAACAACAAGGAGAAACATATATGTACGAAGTAGCAGAAATTAAGGCAATTGTGGAAAAAGCAAAAGCGGCAGCTCACACTGCATCACTAAAATACTTAAATGAAAACCTAAAGGGTGAAGATAATTATCCTTGTGGATTTGCTTGGGTTACTATTAACGGTATTAAAGGTAATACTAAGTTTGGAATGAACATGAAAAAAGCCGGTCTTGAGCAAGATTATACTAAGGCTTGGAAAATTTGGAACCCTGGTACAGTTAACGTGCAAAACGTTGATGTTAAAGAAGCTGGTGCAGACGCGGCAGCTAAGGTGTTTGAATCATTTGGATTTAAAGCATACTCAAACAGTAGGTTAGATTAATATGGATGATGCAACAATCGCATTGTACGAACGCAGAATAGATAGTTGCGTTCGTGCTTCAAAGGCCGCAGAAAAGGGAACGTGGGCACACACCTTTTGGATGCAAACTGCTTCAGCTATTTTGAGAAAACTTCGTAGAAACTCTTAAAATAAAGGTTGACAAGCAAGACATCTTGCCGTATAATAATAGTATAAAGTAAGAATTTAATAACAAAGCCTGGAGGCATATATATGTTAGAAAATATTGTAAAACTTGATACTCTGTTTAAAAGAGATACAAAAAGTAAAGTTCGCATGTGGGAAGTTGAATATGGACAAGGTCCTAGGCTACTTGCAGGAACACGTACTATCAGTGGTTTAGTTGATGGTGCCAAAGTTACAAGCGAATGGAATATGAGTGCTCCCAAGAACGTTGGTAGAGCAAACGAAACAACCGCATTAAGCCAAGCACAAGCCGAAGCCCAATCTTTATGGGATAAACGTATTGAGAAAGAGTACTTTACAAATGTTGACAGCATTGACTCTTATGAACAATTTAAGCCAATGCTTGCACATGATTATACAAAGCGTCCACAAGACAAAGGTTGGAGTCAGCCTAAGTTAGATGGTATTCGTTGTGTAGTTAATAGTAATGGAATGTGGACACGTAGTGGTAAAGCTATTACAAGTTGCCCACACATTTGGGAATCTTTAAAAGGTTACATGGCAGAGCATCCAGGTCATATATTAGATGGTGAACTTTATAACCATGAACTTAAAGCAGATTTTAATAAAATTATCTCACTTGTTCGTAAAACAAAAAGCACAGAAAAGGATATGGCTGAAGCTGAAACACTAGTGCAGTATCATGTTTATGATATGTTTAATACAACAGCACCAGATATGAATTTTGTTAATCGTGTTAAGCAAGCATATTGGGCTAAAAACGATTATGTTCATATTGTAAAAACTGACTTTGCAAACAGCCAAGAAGAGCTTGATATATTGTACAGTGAATACACAGAGCAAGGTTACGAAGGCCAAATGGTACGTAACGACACAGCATATGAAAGCAAACGTAGTAAGAACTTACTGAAACGTAAAGAGTTCATTACTGAAGAATTCAAAGTTCTACAAGTACTTGAAGGCCAAGGAAATTGGAGCGGATATGCTAAACGTTTTATACTTGAACTAGCAGACGGTAGACAGTTTGGTAGTGGAGTACGTGGACAGCAAGCACAGTTGGCAGAACTGTGGGCGGCTGGCAAAACAGCTAAAGGCATGCCCAATTGGGCCACTTGTAGATACTTTGAACTAACACCAGATGGAGTTCCACGTTTTCCAGTTATTGTGGACTACGGATACGGTGTACGTACTGATTAACTATAAATTAATTTAAATTAAATTAAAAACCCTTGTATTTTAAGGGTTTTTTCTTTACGATTCCGGTTGACAAGTAAGACGTCTTGCCGTATAATTAGTATATAAGTTAAACAAAACAAAGGATATAAAAATGCAAAATGAAATAAACACATTGTTAGCAAGTATCAAGCAAGATTATATTAGATGGACTACCCAAGATGGTAAGAAAGAGCTTACAGGCTATAACAAAGACCAAGTAGACAATTGGGATTCGTTGATGGAAGTTAAAGAAGGTAAAAAGTATATTAAGATTATCAGAGACAGGGGTGTTTGGGGTTTTGTTGTTAAAGAAGACGGTCCTAAATTTAAAAAAGGTGATATACTAAAAGCCGCAGGTTATAATGCACCAGCTACTAACGCCGCAAGGGGTAACATTTTTGAAGAATTTAGTGTTGCTTGGACCGGTCCACATTACTTAAAATAAGGGAATATAAATTGACACCAGTACTTTACATACTAATGAGAAATGACCTTGCTTCGCTTAATGCGGGCAAGGCGATGGCACAGGCTAGCCATGCTAGTAATGCATTTCTCTTCAACTTAGTAAATGATCCATCAAAAGCTGACTATAAGGATTTAGTTGAAGAATGGATATCCACTACAACACAAGGCTTTGGCACTGTTTTTGTTCTAGCAGTTAATGAAGAACAATTAAATAAGGCTATTGATCTTGCAGATGCAGATGGATTTGCAACTAACATAATTACTGATCCAACTTACCCAATCAAAGACGGTGACGTTACGCACCATTTACCACTAGACACTTGTGGATATATATTTGGTGATCATGAAGATCCAATGTTGAGATTGATAACACAGGATTTAGAATTATATCCATAATAGGACTTGACAACCAAAGCGTCTTACCCTATACTGTATATATAACTTAATTAAAAAGGAAAACGATATGACACTCATTCAAAAAGCAGATCTTTTCGCAAGTGTAGCACATGCCGCAATTGGACAGAAACGCAAGTACAGCAATGATGACTATATCGTTCATCCTCGTAGAGTAGCAAAAACTGTTGAAACTGTTGGCGGCTCAGATGAGATGATTGCCGCGGCTTTGCTACATGATGTTATTGAAGATACAGCAATTACAGGTCCAATGATAATGTCAGCATTTGGAGCGACTGTATTTAAACTTGTATTGGAGTTAACTGACACTAGTAAGCCAGAAGATGGAAATCGTGCAGTACGCAAAGGAATTGACGCCACACGCTTAGGGTTTGCAAGCAAAGATGCACAGATAATTAAACTTGCAGACTTAATTGATAACAGTAATGATATTGAAGCAAATGATCCAAGTTTCTCAAAAGTGTTTCTTAAAGAAAAAGCACACTTACTTGATGTAATGGATAAGGTTCATGATCATGAGTTATATGTAACCGCACGTAAAAACTTAGGAGGTAAATAGTTATATGGAATTAGATTTTATCATAGTAATGGGTGTGTTCACAATGTGTTGTGCATACTTTAACTGGAAAAGTGGATACCGTAATGGTGTAGCCGAAGGCATGGAACTAACATTAAAGATGTTAGAAGACGGCGGATACATTAAGATCGTAAATGATGAGATTACAGCAATTGCGAAAGTCTCTGAAATACGAAATGACGCATAATTTATTCACATACGAAACACTTGATGAGTTTCAGCAACAAGGTAAATGGCCTATTGCTGATTCTCTACTACTTTCTACGAAATACAAAGACAGATGGGAAATAGCAGAACGTTTATTTGATGATGTTAATGAAGACTTCTTTATTAGACTTAACAAACAAGACGAATACAGTATAACAAAGTCTGTAGACCCAGAAATTCCACACAAGAGTTATTCCTTTCATCAATCAGGATCAGTGTTCAGTTACGACAACGACTTTATGGCAGGCCCAACAGACTGGGCATTAGATACACAGCACCCTAAAGAAGTAGTAGAACGTAGTAAGGTTTACATATACGATTGGACAGCAGATAATGTTAAAGAAAGTTCTCCAGAGTTTGATTACTTTGTAGAGATGCATAAAGATTTTAAACCAGTACTAGATCATTATTTAAATGAGTGCTATTCAGACCAACAAGAATTAATAGAAAAAACTCTTTACAAATTAATGATAATACGTTATACTAATCCTAGTGCTACTAAACACAACTTAGTAGAACATCGCAAATGGAATACAGAACGATTTGGAGATGGACACTTTGATGAAACATTAGGAGGTTTGCACTTAGGTGAAAATTATTCTGAATTTACAGCAAGAAATGAAACAACAAACGAATGGGAAATTATTACTGAATTAACTGAAGATAAGAAAATGTGGATGCATGGAGAACATGCACAACAAAGTGGCTGGATTCCTACAACACATGGAATGTCACATAATCCACAACCAGATCTTAAGGACCGTTACAGTATAATTTTTGATTTACAAGCAAGATACAAATAGGAGATATTATGATAATACCAACAGTAATTGAATCAACAGGACGCGGCGAACGTGCATACGATATTTACAGTCGTTTGCTTAAAGATCGAATTGTAATGCTTAATGGCGAAGTTAACGACCATACTGCAAATTTAGTAGTTGCACAGATGTTATTTTTAGAATCACAAAATAGTAGTGAAGATATTAATTTCTATATTAATAGCCCAGGTGGTGCAGTTACAGCAGGCCTAGGAATTTACGATACTATGCAGTTTATTAAATCTCCAGTAAGTACAATTGTTATGGGCCAAGCATGTAGCATGGGTTCGTTCCTTGCTAACGCAGGCGAGCCAGGTAAGCGTTTAGTATTACCTAACAGTCGTACAATGATTCATCAGCCAAGCGGTGGTGCAGGTGGACAAGCAACTGATATGCAGATTCAAGTAAATGAGATTATTAAGATAAAAGAAAGTCTTACACGCATTTATGAGAAGCATAATAGTAAGGGCAAAACATACGAAGTACTTGCAGAAGCTATGGAGCGTGATAACTTTATGTCCGCACAAGAAGCTGTAGACTTTGGTTTGGCCGATAAAGTTATAGAACGTAAAGTTTAAGATAAATAATAGTATGAAGATACACGACATACTAGAATCAGAACAAATAGACGAAGGTCCAAACGACCCACATATATTCAAGGCAGTATTCCTAGCCGGCGGACCCGGCAGTGGAAAGAGCTTTGTTGCAAACGATATGTTGGGAGGTTCGGGACTAAAGACTATTAATAGCGATATGGTCTATGAATACATGGCTCAAAAGAAACAATTGGATTTAAGAGATCCTGAGCAAGTAGCTAGTCCAGATGGTCAAGAGATACGAAACCATTCAAAAACGTTAGCTGATCGAAGAAAGAACATCTATCTAGACGGCCGCCTTGGAATTATTATAGACGGAACAGGAAAAGATGTGCAAAAGGTTGCAGACAGTATTAAGGTAATGAAAGACCTAGGATACGAGTCTATGATGATATTTGTTAATACAAGTCTAGAAATAGCACAGGAGCGTAACGACAAAAGGCAACGTAGATTGCCAACAGAGCTCGTTGCGAATATGTGGAGTACTGTACAAAATAATATAATGAAATTTCAACAATTATTTGGTGCGAGTGATTTCCATGTTGTTGACAACAGTGGAGGATTAGAAGATCCGTCAAGAAAAGAGAATTTTGGAAAAGTTTATAAAGAAATCCAAAAGTTTCTTAACAGACCACCAGCGTCAAGGATAGCGAAACAATGGTTAACTGACGTTAGAAGTAAACCATAGTTATAAGTTCCCTCGATACTAAAATAAATACTAAGCAGTTCAACATAGAATTGCTTATCAATATGTGAAAGAATTATATGTATACTTACAGTGCGAAATTAATAAGAGTAATTAACGGTGACACATTGGACCTAGATATTGACTTAGGTTTCGATCTGTCTACAAAGCAACGATTAAAACTCCATGGTGTAAATGCACCCGATTCTAGATCAATGGATATCGATATCAAACAAAAAGGTATTGATGCTAAACAAAGACTAATTGATCTATTGACTAAAGAGTTTAAAGTAACGACTATCCTCAATAAGCGAGGAAAGTATGGAAGGATCTTAGGATTCATTTACGTAATTGATTCTAAGGGTAATGAAGTTAACGTAGGTGAAGTATTGGTCGAAGAAGGCCATGCGATACACTACAACACAGGAAAATAGTATGAGGTATTTTGGTTATTGGACAATTTTAGTTGCACTATCAATAAGTGCTGTGGCGGCCTACTATAGCATAGTTGGTCTTGTGGCTATCTTTGCCAGTGCCATTATACCGATTATTATTATGGGTACCGTATTAGAAATCGGTAAGTTAACCTCAGCAGTGTGGTTACACTTGCATTGGCGAGAAGCTCCCATGCTTATTAAGACGTATCTCACTGTAGCCGTGCTTATGCTAATGCTTATTACAAGCATGGGTATATTTGGCTTTTTATCTAAAGCACACATAGAACAAACTAGCCGGGCTACTGAGAACGTTGCTCAAATAGAACGCATTGAAGAAAGTATCGTAAGACAAAAGTTTATTATTACTAAAGCAGATACTAGCATAGACAAACTTGAAAATACAGACAACAATAAAGACGAAGGTATTCAAGCAAAAATCAATGTAGAACAAGAAAGAATTAATTCGGCATACGCAGGTGTGCAACCATCAATTGATGAACAGAATGCAATTATTACAGATCAAAAAAATAGCTTAGAAAAACAAACAGCACCGTTTACTAGACAGTTAGAAGAGATTGATAATCAACTAGCGTCAATAGAAACGTATATTGCTAATGAAGATATTAAAAAATTACAAGGACTAATAGGCGCATCACAGGATGGACGCTATGGAACTAAAACTGCTCAAGCAGTGAATGAATATAGAGCTGAAAAAGAAAAGAACAGACGCATGGTTTTATATCAGCTAAATAATATTAGAAGCCAGGAAGATACAGTTACTAAGGAAGCTAGAATAGAGATTAAAAGACTTAGAGCCTTTGCAGAACAACAAATTGCAGACTCTAACGCATTAATAACTAGACTTAGAGCAAACTTGGGACAAGGACAGTTAGTAGATAGTACAGACCAGATTAATGCACAACGTACTATTATTACTACAGCAGAAGATGTCCTAGATACGTTATACACCGAGAAGTTTACATTAGAGGGCGATAGCAGATTATTAGAAGCAGAAGTAGGCCCTGTAAAGTATATTGCTGAATTAATATGGGGTGCAGATCCTACTCGAAACATGTTGGACGATGCTGTTCGATTTGTTATATTAATGTTAGTACTAGTATTTGACCCACTAGCAATTGTGCTTGTAATATCAGGCATAACACTAGTAGAAAGGTTTCCACGTAAGAAGAAACCAAAGGTAATATATGAAGAAAAAGAACCAATTTCTGAAAACATTGAAACAGACGATAGCGTCGAAGAAAATGTTGAAGTCATTGAAGAAACAAACGAAGATCAATCCAGTGTTAGCGTTCAAGATGAGATACTTGAAGAAGACGTAATACACACGGACGGCGAAGGCAAAGAGTACACAGTCGATGCACTTACAGGCAAGCGCCAATATCTTTTAGATGAATCACAGTATAGTTTAAACGACACAGCAAGATCAACTTTAAAAAAGGAAAAAAAAGAACTGGTAAATAAAATAGTAGCAGAGATGCGAAGCACAGGCAGTTGGCCCGGAGCAGGTTACTTATCAGATGATGGCGTAATCAAGAAAAGAATAGAAGATATATTTGCAGATGACGCATCGTTAGAGTTGAAAGAGTTAATGGCTAAGGCAGACTCAGCAGTGTTAAATGAAGTATACAAAGAAATCATAAAAGATACCAGAGATGAAAATTGATAACGATAGTTACACAGTAACACCCCCAGATTTAATGATGACGGAACATGGGATTGGAATTCTAATCTCCTCAACTAATCACGAACTAGTAGATGACATTAAAGCAGTATTTGAACAATACATTGCTACAAGTGTTGTGTTTATGGTTCAAAATAATAAAACAAATGGAGGAACATTACCTTGGATGTGGAATGTTTCTAAAACATGTGACTTCATGATAATTGATGTTGACACGTGTGCATGGGAAGATATTATGGCAGCACTTTTGAAATCAAAAGAAGAACCAAATACCGTCCTATTTTATAGTGATAAGTACAAGAGAAGGGAGACAGTTAAATTGATTAATGCAACAGGAACAAACTTAGTGGTTAGGTCAATAAAAGATATAACAGCCTATATCCAAGTACAAATGAGCACAGAGTATCTAAATGAAATCTAGTTCTTCGTTAGTTCAGTGCAATTTTTGTAGTAAAGATACAACACAGGTAAAGAAGCTACTAGCAGGTGAAAACCATACGCATATATGTAGTGATTGTGTTGAGCTTTGTTATGGCATAATCAAGAACGAAACTGTTAAGATAGAAAACGCTATTCAAAAGAAAACTAAAAACGTTATACCCACTCCCAAAGGAATACACAAGCACTTAGACAAGTATGTTATTAGCCAATCACATGCTAAGAAAACATTAAGTGTTGCAATGTATAATCATTATAAAAGAATTAGTAGTAAAACAAAATCAAGGTTACAAAAAAGCAACGTGCTTATTGCAGGTCCTACTGGAACTGGCAAAACATTAATGGCACAAACACTAGCTAGGTTTTTAGATGTTCCATTTGTAATTACAGATGCTACAGTTATCACAGAAAGCGGATATGCAGGTGATGACGCAGAAGTATTAATACATAAATTATTTGCCGCAGCAGATTACGATATTGACAGATGCCAACGTGGTATTATATATGTAGATGAAATTGATAAGAAAGCCAAGCGAAATGACTATGTTAGCTTGAGTAGAGACGTTTCTGGAGAAGGAGTCCAACAGAGCCTTTTAAAGCTCATGGAAGGTACTATAGTAGCGGTTCCGAACAAACCGACACATAACCCGGAGAAGGTCGAAATCGACACCACTAACATACTATTTGTAGTAGGTGGAGCCTTCGTTGGCCTACAAGATGTTGTGCTTGAACGACTCGGTAAAGCAAAGATAGGTTTTAACGACTCTAACGATGCCGCAATTAAAGACTGGCAAAGGCACTTACAAACACGTGACTTAGTAAAATATGGATTAATACCTGAGTTTATAGGTAGACTTCCTAGTGTTAATGTGTTAAACTTATTAAGTAAGCAAGATTTAGTAGAAATATTGACAGAACCAACAGATAGTATTATTGATCAAATAAAAGATTTATTTTTACTTGACAAAATACAAATAGAGTTTACAATAAGTGCATTAGAAGAAGTTGCAACTGTTGCTATAAACGAAGAAATGGGTGCTAGAGGTTTACGTAAGATTTTAGACGAAGCACTTTTAGACATCCAATATGAGTTACCTGAGATGTATGAACAAGGAGTTAGAAAAATTATTATTAACGAAAATGTAATACGCAATACCGGAAAACCCATAATTATTAAAGGCACAAACACAGTTGAATAAAAGCAATTTTAAAAAGAGAGACATCGGTCCTAAAGTAGTAGCAAATAACAGGATTAGGTGCAAGACAGTAAGAGTTTCCTTTCCAGATGGTGATAGTCAAATACTATCGATTGAGGACGCACAGAGGAGTGCATTAGAACTAGACTTAGATTTAGTGTTGATCACTGAAACAGCAGATCCACCAGTTTGTAAAATAACTGATCTAGCTAAGTTTATATACGCCTCTAAGCAAAAAGACAAGTTGGCTAAACGAAAGCAACGTGAAAGCGTTGTTGAGACAAAGGAAATACGTTTGGGAATTAACATCGATATAGGTGACATAACTACCAAGGCTAAGCAAGCACGTAAATTCTTAGACAAAAACAACAAAGTTACGGTTACCATTATTCTTAAAGGTAGAGAGCGGGGGAAAAGCGATAGAGCTAAAGAACTGCTAAATACATTTGCTGACACTCTAGGTGTTGAATATGAAAATATAAGCATTCAGAATAATAGAGTGACTGGAAAGATATAACAAAATATGTCAAAAAATAATCATAAAGATCAACGAGGCGGCGGTGGCCTAACAGTTGAAGTTAGAAACAATAATGTAGAACAAGCACTACGTAAGCTAAAGAAAATGATAGCCAAAGACGGTATCATGCAAACAATACGTGACCGTAGTCATTTTGTAAGTAATACTGAGAAACGATTAAAAGCAAATGCCGCGGCAGCTGCCAGACATCGTAGACGTATTAAGGAAAACAAGTACGAATAATTTAACAGAATTTGTCCATTTTTATGGGTAAATAATAATGCGTGTTAGAACTGATTTCTGCATGCAGGAATGCCGAAAGGGTTCCAAAAATCTTGCTTAACAAAGGAGAACAATTATGACAAGACTTACAACACTAAACCTACCAGACTTCTATAAAGCCACTATTGGTTTTGATAGAATGTTCGATGAGATGCAAAATGCATTTAATCCAACAACTACAGGCGGGTATCCACCCTACAATATCGTTAAAGTAAACGAAACAAGCTATGCAATTAGTTTAGCAGTAGCTGGTTTTAATAAGAACGATATTAGCGTGGAGCAAGACGGTAACATGCTTACTATCAAAGCTGAAGATACTTCAGAAGAAGATGTTAAGGAATATCTACACAAGGGTATTGCAACTAGAAACTTTACAAGAGAATTTAGTTTAGCAGATTATGTAGATGTAACTGGAGCGAAACAAAATGACGGAATTTTAGAAGTCACTTTGCAACAAAACATTCCAGATAACAAGAAACCACGTAATATTAAAATTGGATAACAGGTAAAACAATGGCTCAAGCATCACACGAAGACATAGCAGAAATGACAAGGTTAAAATCACCACCTAAATTTAACGTGATTCTAATGAATGATGAAGCTACGCCTCAAGAGTTCGTAGTTAATGTTTTAAGATCAATTTTTAATAGAACATCAGACGAAGCAGAGGCAGTGATGCTTGAAGTCCATAACAAGGGCAGAGGCATAGCTGGTACATACAGTTACGAAGTTGCTGAACAAAAATGCGTTGAAACGATTACTGACGCAAGGCGTAATAGCTACCCACTAGACGTCACATTAGAAAAAACAGAATAAAATTAAATGAAAATAGCAATCACGCAACGTGTGATTGACTTTCGAAACGGCCCTTACGACAGCTTAGATCATGGATTCTATGACATGTTTGCAGGGCATACATTACGTCCCATTCCAAACAACTTAGAACATTATCAAACAGAGATTATAGTTAATAGTGATTTAGTAGTTTTTACGGGCGGCAATAGTATGATACCGGGCAACTGGCAATACAATGAAGACCGGCTACGTATAGAAAAACACACGTTAGATCTAGCAAAACTTTATAATAAACCAATATTAGGTATTAGTAGAGGATGTCAATTCCTTACTGTAAGCCTTGGCGGAAGTATTAAAGAAAGTGGTAGACATAAAGCTGATCATACAGTATACTATAAAGATAGTGAAGTAGAAGTTCATAGCAGGCATGAAGAAATATTAAGTAGTATTCCACATGGTGCTACATGCCTTGCTACAGACGACGAAGGAAATTGCGAAAGTTGGAAACTAGATAACATATTAACTGTACTTTGGCATCCTGAAAGAATGAATACACACTGGCTTCCGTATGAAGCATACAACATACTAGGATTATAATATGAAAGTTGGAATAACATTTAGTACATTTGATCTACTCCATGCCGGACACATTGGCATGTTGAGGGAAGCGAAATCAAATTGCGATTATCTTATTGTGGGTTTACAAAGTGACCCTACAATTGATCGCCCAAAAACAAAAAACAAACCCATACAAACAATGGTAGAGCGTTATGCACAACTTAATGCAATTAAGTTTATTGACGAAATTGTGCCATACCAAACAGAAGAAGATTTAGTGGATATACTAGAACTGTTTGAAATTGATGTACGGTTCCTTGGTGAAGAATATAAGGAAGATGAATTCAGCGGTAAAGACGTATGTCGTAAACGTGGAATTGACTTGTATTTTAATAAACGTGAACACAGGTTTAGCACGAGCGGCCTTAGAAAAAGAGTGTGTGATAATCAAAAATGAAATATATAATTGATATAGATGGTACTATTTGTAAAGAAGTTTTTCTTGCAGATGGTAAGAAAGACTATGCTAACCATATTCCATATATGGATCGTATTGCAAAAGTAAACAAACTACATGAAGCAGGTCATACTATCAAGTACATGACTGCACGTGGAATCACTAGTGGAATAGATTATTTTAAACTAACAAATAATCAGCTAGTAGAATGGGGTGCAAAGTTTGATGAACTTGATGTAGGTAACAAACCCCATTACGATATATGGATTGATGACAAAGCATTTTGGAGTGAGAACTTCTTTAGAGAAACAGGTGAAACATATGAGTAAATTTATAGCCGCAATGGACCACAGTGGTGGAAGCACAGGCGGAGTACTAGAACGTTACGAACAAGATTATACAGAAGATAATAAAATGGACCTTGTACATCAAATGCGTATGCGTATGGTTAATAGTCCAGACTTTAACAGTAATAATATTTGGGCCTCAATACTTTATAAAGATTCAGTTGAACGAGGTTTATCTATGATCCTACGTGCAAAAGGCATTGAACCATATCTTAAAATTGATAGTGGGTGTGAAGAAGATGGAACACTCAAACACTTTGATTTAGAAGAGATGTGTAAGTATGCACTTGAAATGCAATGTAGTGGTACTAAGATGCGTAGCATTATTAAAAGCGAAGAGATGATTGATGCAGTACTTAAACAACAATTTGGTATGGCTGCATATATTAGTAACAAAGGCCTTATGCCAATTGTAGAACCAGAAATTCCAATTGATCATCCAATGAAGCGTTCGTTAGAGATTATGCTTTTTGAACAGTTAAACAATCATCTACAAACATTAGATGGTAAGTGTATTCTAAAACTTACACTACCTGATATTAAAGAACTCTATAAACCATTGACAGCACATGAAAGTTGTAGTAGTATTGTAGCATTAAGTGGTGGATACACTACAGAAGAAGCATGCAAAAGACTAGCAAATAATCCTTCAATGGGTGCTAGCTTTAGTAGAGCATTAAGCGAGGGATTGTTCTATGGACAGACTGAGCCGGTATTTGACACACGAATAAGTGCAAATATTGATAACATTAAAAGGAGTTGTGAATGAGAATCGAAACAGAACACAAGCTAGATTATAGCGATGTATTAATTAGACCAAAGCGTAGTACGTTAGGGTCGAGAAAAGACGTTGATTTACAACGTGGATTTACATTTAGAAACTATTTGGGAGCAAGGCCTTTAAATGAACCAGAAGACTACAGCGGTATTCCTATTATGGCTTCTAACATGGATGGAGTTGGTACATTTGAAATGGCAGACACACTTGCTAAACAAAGTATCTTCACTTGCTTAGTTAAAACATACAGCGTAGAAGAACTTGTTGAATTCTTCAATACGGATAATGAGTCTCGCACAGATAATGTTGCTATTAGTATTGGCATCATGGAAAAGGATCAACAGAAATTTAGTGACGTATATGAACAAGTTGGTGCCCGTATCAAGTATGTTTGTATTGATGTAGCAAATGGATATAGTGAACGATTTAGTAACTTTGTTAGAAAGTTTAGAAAACAATATCCATACGTAGTAATTATTGCTGGTAATGTAGTAACAGGCGAAATGACAGAGGAGTTAATTCTTAATGGAGCAGACATTGTTAAAGTTGGAATCGGACCAGGTTCCGTGTGTACAACAAGAATCCAAACAGGTGTCGGATACCCACAGCTATCTGCAGTTATTGAATGTGCAGATGCGGCACATGGACTTGGTGGACATATTATCGCTGATGGGGGTTGCAATTGTCCTGGTGACGTGGCTAAGGCATTCGCTGGCGGTGCAGATTTTGTAATGCTTGGCGGAATGCTAGCAGGACATGATGAAGGCGGTGGAAAAACTATTCTTAAACATTATGAGACAAATGAACTTGTATATGAAATAGGTAGTCACTTGGATAAGCATACAAAGAAAATTGAAACAAAAGAGTTTGTAGCATTCTACGGAATGAGTTCAAATGCGGCAAACACAAAGCACTTTGGAGGATTGAAAGATTATAGATCAAGCGAAGGACGTGAAGTACTTGTTCCTTATCGTGGAACAGTAGAAAATACTATACAAAATATATTAGGCGGAATACGTAGTACATGCACATACGCAGGTGCAAACCGTCTTAAATACCTAAATAAATGCACTACATTTATTATGGCTAACAAACAGTACAACGCAGTATATGAAGCGACTACAACGAAGATTTAGCACTCTAAGACGCCGAATAAGTAGCCAGGCAAAGATTTAACAGAAGCACCTTAAAGGACTATAGGCTAAAGGAAAAAGGTAGTCATAGGAGACAATATACACTCATGCACATACGGCATAACGAAAATGCTTTACGTGCATGAGTCTTTTTGTGGTCTATGTGATAAATAGAAGTGTTAAATAAGACAAGCGACCTCAGCTTTGAAAAAATGAGTGGCACTAGGGAAAGACCAGGGCATAACCCATGCCTTACAAGTGATGCTACAACTGTCAGGCATCGTGGTAACACCGGGAGAGACCGGAAAATTGAGACCGGATGCTTTCCCAAAAACATCCAAAACTTTTATTAGGAGACTAAAATGACAACTCACTTTTTTAGTGGCTTGGCAGGAATCTTTGGTAAGCGCCGATGTGACTACCGTAGAGACCTCGAGAGTTACGCAAAGACGGAATATAAACATGACTGGCGATTTGCTTATGATTATATGGTAGCTAATGAGGGCAGAGGCCCTTCAGCTTACGCACTACATCAAGAGTTAATTAAAGGAGCTGAAATGGCTCGTTTAGAAATGGATATAAAACGATGACAACACTAACAATTTATCAAACAACATGCAACGTATGCGAATACATAGCAGACAAGATTTCAAACGCTTGTAATAATATGATTAAAAGTTTTGAAGTAGTTGGAACAGCGAGAGCCGCTTCACAACTAGCAAGCATGGGTTATTACAAAGAAGCAGAAGCTCTTATGTTACAACTCAAAGACATAAGAAAAGAATTAGAGGCCATTAAAAAATGACAACACTAGCAGAAACTTACTGTGCATTTTGCGATAGAATTGCACTTACCGTTAACAACTTAATTAGTAAATGGGAAAATAGAGAAAGACCGTATAACAGAGATACATACAATGCTTTATCGAAGTTGTCAGATCATGACTTAAAGGATATTGGGTTATGCCGAGGCGATATCATGTTTATCGCTAAGGGTGGATCGATTTACCGTAAATAAAAAACCCTTGCTCAGATAACACTAGTTTTAATCGGCTAAATAGTTGTATGAGCAAGGTACATCTTTTATCACAAATAATAGCTAATTTACAGCTACCTACAACTCAAGACGAGAAGATTGAGTTACTAACCACCTATAATAAAGAAATCATACTGAAACGCATTATAAGTATTGCGTATAATCCATGGATTGATCTTGGTATGACTAAGTTTAAGCCTAGACATACTGGTAAACAGTTTGGAATGGGTATAGCTAGATTCTTACATATTCTAGATGATATTATAGATGAAAAATATTCACATAAAGAAAAAGAGTTTTCATGCAATATGGCACTTATGCATATTGAACAAAATGATGCTAAACTCTTTACTAGCTTAATTACACAGTCATTAGATCTATGCTTAGATATTGAATCAATCAATACAGTTTGGCCTGGATTAATAATGAACTATCCAATAAGCACTCCAGTTACTACAGACTATAAAGAATTTAAATTGTTTCCAGCATCAGTACAACCACTTAGCAGAGGCTTACGAGTCAATGTAATGGTTTACAATGATGTTGTATTCTATAAAGACAAGCTAGGTAATAATATACTAGGTTGGGAAATATATGACAAACAATTTATTAACCTAGCACAAGGTAACAATACAGTATTTGATGGGCATGCAGTAGTTGCAGAAGGCGTTAACGTTGTTGAAGTTGCAAACGATAAGGTACTAGAAGCAGAAGCAGAGAACATTAGATTCATGTTATGGGACGTTATACGTTATGATGGGTTTGTTAAAGGTGAAGACACACGCATGGGTTATAACTGGCGTTACAACGGTATTGAACATATGCAAATATTAGCCATAGACAAGAATCCTGCTCCTTGTTATGATTTAGTTCGTGCTGAATTAGTAGGTAGTCAAGAGCAATTAGCACTTACTGTGTCTAAATTCAGTGGATGTGTTATTAAGAGCTTAGATGGTATCTGGAAACACGGTCCAGATGAAACACAAGTTATTTGCGTCTAAGTATTTTCTTAAGGTAGTTAGCACTCAAGTGATCATAAAAATTATCAAAGAACTGAAACTTACTCCAAGCCTTTAATCTTCCTTTTATTCTATCTCTCATTCTATGCAAAAAAGTTGTGTTAGTCTGTATATGATCAGTGTATGATATATAGAACAAATCACCTATGTGTTCATAGTAACCACCTGGTGGAACTTGTGGCACAATATCGTTGTTATTCACAAAACGATAAGCATCTATTCCATCAAATTGCTTAGTCCATGCAAGTGTTCCTACTTTAGGGCATCCATATGTATAAAGAGATATATCCTTATTGTCTACATGAATACGTGTAGCGGCTATAGTTGCCATTGCGGCACCTAAGCTATGTCCACATATTACAAACTTGCGTGATTTTATACTTTTACCTAGCCACTTAGTTAGTGCTGGCCAAAGTTTATCAAGTTCAGTTTTAAATCCACCATGTACATGTCCTACAGTTTCAGCACTACTTGGCCATGCTTTAACGTCTGCAAGTATGTCTCCGAATTGTGTTGGTTCAGTTCCTCTAAATGCAATTAATGTATACTTGGGAAATTTAATTCCGTAACATTGTGCAGAACCTTTAGAAAAGAACTTTATAGTGGAATATTTTATTTTATGTTTTATTAGATACGCTTCCATTGTATCAATATCGTTATATGCTTCTTCTACCATTTCCGCTGTTAATTCAACAACGGCCCAATCTATCTTATTTTTTGTTGTTTGATTTGGCAATTACTTTCTCCAGTCTCATCATAGGCATTCTTTTGTTTTCAACATATCTCCACACTTTACCGCGGCCGTTGTCAATTTCAAAAATAGTTTCTCGTAAACCAATGCTGATGATTGTTGCTTGTTCACCTTCAAGAAAAACTACATCTCCGGGTTCAAACCCAGGTTTCATTTTCCATCTTATACTTGCTACTATATCAGCAACTGCTTCTTTAAACCACATTGCTATTATACCACCAATTAGTACTATAATAAACGGCTTAAAGAATTCTTCTATGTCAATTGCGTATTTTAGTGCTTCTGTTTCCATGCTTGTATTTATGCGTAATTGAAATTAACATTTGTGTTAATTAAATATTTGATAAATAGGTTGACAGAAGACACTACATAGTGTATAAATATAACTTGTAACGTTGAAACTTAATTGAACGCTAAACTGGACCTGGGGGCAGTACCCAGCAGCTCCACCATAAACACACCGCCGTGTGGACCGAAAGACGGATTCTATAGGCGTTTCGGCATATGTCGCAGTAGAATATTACGGTGTGTTTTTGATGGGGCTGATATAGGATCGACAGGTAGACTAGATAAGTGGAGTTATCCCGATGTAAGCTGGGTTAACGCGAACAAACTTTATAATTGCAAACGCAAATTATGAGCCAGAAATGGCAATAGCAGCCTAAATTAGGTATGTAGGGGTTTTGGTAACTTGGACCTGGCAACAGAATCAAGTTGCAAACTTCATGGACATAAGTTCATGATTATCTTAAACAGGAATAATATGAAAAATTTAATGATGACTGCGGCCGCAATAGCCGTAATTTCTACAGCCGCATTGGCTGAGGATTATGACAATACATCTATTACTATGGCAGCTGAAGGTGCTACAGTAGGAGTTGAGTTGTCAACAAATGATACAACTAGATCACTGGGCGTATACACAACTAACACTGCACTCGATTATGGTGTGCAAATGATTGATAATGGCACTAAGCGTGACTATAATCTTTCAGTTGGTAATACAGTTGAAATGCCTGTTGGATTTGCCGGAACGGCATATGTTAAAGGCGAAGCTGAGTATAATTGGGGTGACTCATATACTAAAGCAGAAATGCACATTACACCAGCAGTTGGCTTTAAAACAAAGTTAGCTCAAATTGCTCCATTCGTTGAAGCTGGTTATAGATTGAAATCAATCGAAGGTGATTATACTAATGTAAACCGTGATGCTCCTTATGCAAAACTTGGTACTTCGTATCAGTTAACGCTTAACACAGCATTGAACTTAGACGTAACACAGTCTATGGATAAAAAGTGGAAATCAACAGACCGTGAACTTGGTGCAAAATTAACATTTAAATTCTAAAAATACTTAAACGGAAAAGGGAGCTACTTCTTAAAAGCTCCCTTTTTTTCTGGCTAAATTACCAAGGTTGACTTTTGGCTTCTAATGTGTTACTATAATAATGTAGAAATGAATTCTACAACACACAAACACACAGGAGAAGTAAATGGTAACAAATAATAAAAATGCGTATGAGATACGTACAGAAATACTAAGTATGGCCCAAGGGTTCGTTATGGACAAGTTTCATAATGAAAGAAACAATTGGGAAAGTTCTACAAGTAGACATCCTGAAACAGGACAATTATTATCTACAAAAGATGCACCAGTGTATCCTTCATCTGAAGATATACTAGCAGAAGCAAATAAGCTATATTCGTTTGTTGATAGTAAGTAGTTAAATTACGGGAAAAGCCATCGAAAGGTGGCTTTTTTATGACTAAAATACCGGTTGACTTTGGGGTAAATTCTTATATAATAGTAAATATGCACCCTTAGCTCATCTGGATAGAGCGTTGGTTTGCGGAACCAGAGGTAATAGGTTCGAGTCCTGTAGGGTGCACCAAATTCATAAAAGAGATATACATGTTTAAAGGAAAATACAACGAACTAGTAAGTCATCAAACTATGATTCAAGATGAAACTAGAACACAAGGTTATATGGAAGCTATTGAAAAAGCAGTTGATCCAGGAGACACTGTTATTGATTTTGGCAGTGGCACAGGAATATTAGCTATTAAAGCCGCTAAGTGTGGAGCAAATAAAGTTTGGGCAATCGAGCGTAATCCTGTTACAGCTATGATACTCAGAAAAAACATATTATCTAATAATGTAGATGTTGAAGTATTTGAAGGAACTGCTGCTGAATTTATAATAATGCATCATGGCGAATTTAAAGCAGATGTTGTTATTAGTGAATGTATAGGAGATCACATATTTGAAAATACTATGGTCTTAGATTTCCACGAAATATGCAAACACTTTTATGCAACAAAATGCATACCTTCAAACTTTAAATTATATTGTCATGGCGAATACATTACTAGAAAGCAAGATAAATTTGATAATGCAAAAGACAATTTAGCAAAACATGATATTAATTTAGAAATGTTAAACGAAGAATTGTTTCCAAATGCATTTTTAGATACATGCTATTTTGAAAATAATGATGATAATTTAGATTATTATTTTAAGTTTATTCCAAGTGATAAAGAACATTTACTATTTGAATGGAATAATTCAGCTACATTGTTAAATTATGAAGACAATGATGAAATTATTAAAACTAGTTTTACTATGGACAAGTTACCTAATGCAGGTGACTACTTAATGTTGTATTGGGATATTGATTTATTTAAAGGTACAATGTTTACAAATAGGCCTAGTAGAAAGAGTACTAAAAATCATTCATATTTTCAACGAACAATCAACGTAAGTAGTTATGTAATTCCAGAGTTCAACTTAGGTATTAACATACTATTTGATAAAATAGCAAATGAAGATACTCCTTGTAATAATATTAAACTATTTGCCAAGGAAACAACTTAGGCAACCATTGTTGATTCTTATGCTCATTCATTTCATTGATTACAAAGCCTTTTGCTATAATCTTATTACCATACTCAGCAATCCAATCTATGTAACTACGTTCGCATCTTAGTCTAACATTCTTACTATACAACATAGCGTTAACTTCGTAATTAAATGCATTACTAACGTCAATGAATACTTTCTCATTCTCAGTACTTTTATTAACAGCGTCATCTAGTTCAGCTTTCATTCTGCTCATCCGCATTACATCAATGCGTTTGAATACTACACCAAATGATTGTGCTTCTTTTCTCCACCAATCAATAAATGGTTGTCCTAATTTAAGTAAGTATTCGTCCATTTGATCTAATCCATCTGAAGCCGCAAAGTAAGGCCTAGACATTGGATTATCTGCTAAGTAAGAATTAACAAATTGTTTCCAGTTTGTACCATCCCAATTTTTAAAGACATACCAACACATTTCTAATGCTCTAGAATCTGCATCAAAGCATGTTATCTCGCCACCTGGTCTTAAATTTTGAATATATGCATTTGCTATTGGACTTAATCCTCCACATGTACTGAATATACTACTGCACACTTGATCTTTAATTTCTAAATCTAAGTCTTCTGTGTTAGAACAATACCAACGTGATACCCATGTTTCGCTGCCCAATAGATATAACTTTTCATAGTGATCGTTCATCTCAGGATAACAGTATTCTTTTAAACTACGTAAATGTTCATTCCAAATGCCTACTTTTTTACCTTGTGATAATGCAGCATCTAATAGTTTCCAGCCAGTGCGTGTGTACGTTGCAGAAACTGTTTCGTCTGTAGCTTTAATCCAGTCTGGGTTATATGTGTCACTTTTATCGCTACCTAAAGAATCTGTACTTCTTTCTACCTTAGTAGCAGTATATGGATTTGCAATATCACTACGATCACCAAAGTCTGGCTTTCCTGCTTCCTCCCACCATTTCAAGTCAATATACATTGCTTGTGGATGTATTTGCCACCAAGCATCTTCGTTTGTTCTATCTAATATGTGTCCAACTATAACACAGTCTTTGTATTGACCTTTCCAATACGGTTGTGTTTGTTCAATAAAGTCTGATTGTAACACTATGCCTTGCTTTAACATTAGTATTGATTTAAGTCCAACATGTAATCCTTGTTCACATAAGTCCATAAATGTTGCAGAAGATAGTTGAGGTATTTTTCTGTATTTCATACTGTAAAAGTCTAGCATGTTTTGTGTAATGCCTTGTGTAGACAGTTCTTTAATTTGATTGTTCAGCAACCAACCTATCGCACAGCCTTCTGGTAGTTTGTCAGCGGTGTGAGGTATTTTATAATTTATCATCTTTTTCCTTTAAATGTATTGACATGTGTTCTTTGTTGTAGTATAATACTAACTGTTGTAGGGAATATTATAACATACTTCATTAACAAAGTATATTACTATTTACCATTATAAATAAAGTAGTAAGTAAGGAAAAATAAGTGTTGACAAGCATGGGCTTACTATGTTATATTAGTAACATAATTAATAAAGGATACGGGTGATATGATTAGCAGTAGACAAACAGTAGAGATATTAAAAGAAGAAATGAACAAGTACACCGAAGTAAGTGAAGGACGCAAAGCTCTTAAAAAAGCAATTGAGCGTATTGAAATACTAGAAGAGATCGAGTACGTTAATATGTATAAGCAACCCGTTTATGATGTAAAGAAGGCTAACAACAAAGAAGAGCTCGAGAAGTTCTTCAAATGACAGTAGTTGCGTTCGCAGAACAAACGAATCGTATTCAAGTATTAACAGAAACTGTAGAAGTGCTCAGAAGTCGTATACAAGAACATGACACTGGGCACTTATACACAACTATTAGTACACTAGAACGCTACATAACAGAGTTAAATAAGGAAATAGAAACATGAACCTTACAGATTTTAAGCAAAATGAACACAATGGCGGTGTGCAAGTATTACTTGATTACACTCAATACCAACTAAGCATTATTAAATCAGACTTTTCATATGGTGGAAAACAAGGACTATATGAAATTGGCGTATTTGATAACAACGGTCTGGTAGAGTTAGCAGATATCACCTCAGAGGGAGATACCGTTCGAGGTCATCTTACCGAAACCCAAGTTGATAGTATCATTAAAATGATGACTATGATAACAAAGGAAACCCCAAAACAAATTAACTAAAGAGTAATTGTCTCCTTAGCTCAGCTGGATAGAGCAACGGCCTTCTAAGCCGTAGGTCACAGGTTCGAATCCTGTAGGGGACACCAATTTAAGCTCGCATGATGGAATGGTAGACATAACAGACTTAAAATCTGTGGCCGTAAGGCGTCCCGGTTCGAGTCCGGGTGCGAGTACCAAAGGTGTAGACTGGGTGTCGGAATACACTAGAAAATTA